ATAAAAACGTAATTAACCAATTTGAGTTTGAAATTATACCTTATACGCTTTTTACTTTGGTTGATCCTAGCAAAGCAGCTGCAGAAAAATAAAATTTGCTTTTAAATATTAAATGCTATATTTGAAAACGACTTTATTACCAATTCACGCCGAGAGGGCGCCACATGATTGATTTTCTTATTCATTTTTATTTAAGGGAAACCCAGGGATTTAAAAACCTGGGTTTTTTTTGTTTAAAGCAGTTAAATTTGACTACTTTAAAAAGACGATATAAAAATTATTAATCTGTAAATCAGTTACTTATAAAACATTGCAAAAATAATTCACAAAATAATTTTGATTTGAAATAATTAGTTTGCACCTTTGAAATGCGCCAGGGGGTGAGGCTGATGCAGCCGGCGAAATTGAAACCCCTAAAATATTCAAGGTTTAAACAGCCTTTCAAAAATACCAACCGCCCCGCCTCTACCAAGTTGCGGGGTTTTTGGGTGCAACCTGGATGGGTTAGCATCATGTTTTATAAATGAAATAGATTTTAAACCTTGCCCCGCTCTGAAATACAAGCGGGGTTTTGGTGATGAGAGCGTTAATTTAGATAAGGTTGCGCAGATTAGTAAACAAAGTCCCAACATCTAATAGCATAGGGCAATGCGCAACCTTTCTTTAAAAGCTAAAAAGTTATTTGAATTATAGAAATTGAAATAAAAACAACTCCGTGAAAACAAGAGTTAGAAATTTGGTGTAATAGCGTTAAGTTTAGATACTTTTCAATAGCAAAGCACTTGATTAAGCGGGGTTGTTTTTAAAATATTGTTGAAAGCTAAATCGTAGAAGCCCTATTTTAGATAGGTTTGCGTAATGCAGATACAAAAACGTTTTCAGATGCTAAAACAATTGCGAACTAAGCGGGTTAACCGTGGTGTAGCTGTATAAGGTTGTAAGCCCAGGCAGAGAAAGCGAAAAATATTAACCAAAGTGGATATTGGCGATGAGGCATTGGCATTAGTCGGCGGTTTTTGCATATCCATAATGCGTATCAATGAAATTTGAAAGGTTGCAACCTGGATAATGAATAAAACGCCCCTCGCCGGATCAGCGGGGTTAAGAAATTTAAAATAAAGTCCTCGGTAATGTACGACGCAAAAAATTTAAATATTACAAATGTTTTTGGGAGCTAATAAGTAAATTACGGATGCGATCGAGAAGCGAGGCGACATTTCAGACAAATCCCAGGCTAAAACAAATCCGAGTAGCAACGGCAAAAGGTGCGATTTAGAAGGGTTAAAAAGAGAAAATAAGGCTTTAAAAGTGGGTGCCACACGCGATTAAGGTATAAGGTTGAAACACCTTGCTTTTTACTAACATGATTCAGAGAAACACATATAGAAAGCCGGGATATAATGGCCCGGCACATTAATTGAAGCAACCCCGTGTAAATCGCACGGGGTTTTTTGTTATTCAAAAAAATCATATATTTGAAACGGCGGTAATGGCCTTAAAAATTATATTATGTCAGTAAGGGCAAAATTTCAATGTGTATCTATTAAAGATTTTGGTAGTACAGGAAAACTAATTGAATTAACGGCGGTTTATTCAAACAATCAGAATGAGGATAACCAATTTTCTAAATATACCCCTAGCGGTAAATTAGAAATGATGGTTACAAATGACGATGCAAGCATTCAATTTAAACCAGGTAATAAATATTACCTCGATTTTTCGGAAGCCCCGGAGTAACAATTTTAAAACCCCTTTTTTTAGGGGTTTTTATTTACATTTGTTTTTTTAATCTCAAATGTTATGGAACAAACACCGCCCGTTGTGGATCAGTCAATAAAAAGTTTTGACAATCATTTTAATAAAATCTTTTGGTTTATTGTTGGTATCTGCGTTTTTGCTGCGGGTTATAGTGTTTTCTTAGTGCTATTCCTAAACGAGAAAGCGGCGGAGCGTATCGGCGACACCTCGATAATGTTTTGGCTATCAACCGGGGCCGGTGGCGGCATAGGGTTTTTAATTGGTGCAAGTGTTGGGCAACTAAAAGCAAAGACAGCACAGCCCGCCGGAACTACTGCAGAGATTAACGCAACAATTACGAACGTTCCCGAGGAAACAAAGGAATAATTTTTTATATTTGGGGCTATTCTTCATAAATAGTTTATTTGGTTTAATGCCCTGGGCGACGTAAGTTCCCGGGGTTTTTTTATATTTGGAAATGTTAAATAAACTAAAGGTTGCATTTTTGCTGATTTTCACATTATCAGCACTTTACACGATCCCGGTAAAGGCACAGGAAAAAAAGGATAGTTTAGTTGTTGTTTCGGTATTTACCGGCAATGAAAAGAATTTAACCGATAGCCTTTTGGCTTATGGTAAAGGCGCAACGGATCCGGAATTTAAAGCCGTTTTGGTTGATGCTGCGGCGGTTATAAAAGCGACGCCAACGGATGGTAAAATTGATTCGTGGTACGCCTGGATCGTCGCGGTATTAGCTGCAATTTTTGGCGTTTACCAATATATAAAAGCGAAAACAGCGCCGCCGAAAGCAAAGCAAAAGGAATAGATTAAATAAATAGATCTTATCGAAAGCCCGTAAACTAAAAATTACGGGCTTTTTTATTTTAAAATAAATGTTGCAAATAGCAAATTAATTATTACTTTCGTTTCATTATTTAACAACAATTTTAAACATTATGAGATTAAAAATCAAAATCCTGGGCGCCTCGAGCCCTTACAAGTGGTACAATTCAGAAATTGGAAACATTATTAACGTTGATAAAATCGACTCTGCAGGTAATGCCCTGGTTTATTGGATAGGCACGGAAAAAGTAAATAAGATAGTTGACAAAGGCGATTTTGCGCCTGTTAACAATGTTAGGATACATTTTAATTTGATGTTGCCAACCATGAGCTTTGCCACAAAGCAATTTTTAAAGAGATTGAATGCCGACGGTATAGACGAAACAAGTATTTGGGAGGGTTATTTTGATCCAACATCTAAAAAATATAGTGTTGAGGTTATGACAAACGGCAGCGTTTGGGAATTATCGGATATTGACACCCTGTATATTGAAATTGTTTTGGACCAGGCTAAAAAGCAAAGAATAAGAGTTTCAAATAATCCAAAAAATCGTTTTTCTTATAGTTATTCAGATTTGGCAGGAATGGAGTTTGAGGCGGAAATAAAAGAAAGTTTTGATAAATACGCGCTTATTAATCATCCGCGAAGCAAAAAGCCAATTATGATTTATCCGGGGGATTACACTATTGTGAACGAAAGCAAAAAAAATGTTTCTAATATTTGGGCCGATGCTTTTACGGAAATGGCCAATAAAACCGATTTTAGTAAATTAACCGCCGAAACAATGGATCAATTAACAAAAATGGCAAGCAATAAGCCGTTTAATCCTTTGTTAAATAGGTTTATGTGCAACCCGAAACCTATCAATTGGGCTGATGATTATTTAAAGGTTGCCAGGGATCCGATTTTTGCCGCAATGGATAATATAACCGCCGATTTTTCAAAGCAAGGATCTGATTTTTGCGCCGTTACTAGATGTTATATAAAAGATGGTAAAATAGTTGTTGAGGATGTTGATTATCATAAAACATTGCTTAACGAAATGAAAACTCTTACTAGAGCATCAAAAGAAAATCCGGCGGTTGAAAAATTCAAAAATGATCCTGGATTTATTGGTATAGCTACGTCCGGACCGAATAACGGAAAGCCTATTTATAAAGATGAAAAAGGCAATTACATTGTTAAGGAAACGCCAAAAGAAAAACCACATTATAAGTTTAGGGGTAAGTTTGAAGCGGGAAAAGAGTATAAGAAAAACGACGTCGTAACATATAAAAATAAAAATTTTATTTGTAAACATGACGTTTGCCATTACATGAGCTTTATTGATCCGGATAATATTTTATTTGGATTGTGGGAAAAAGTGGTAGAAAACCCCGATTTTAGCCCAAAACCTCCAATTGGTATAGTTCCTGCAGATATATTTTATTATAGAACTCTAAGAAAGCGCCAGGAACAAATAAAAAAAGCTATTGGCAGATATAAGGCTGCGGGGCTCGACATTCCCGTTGATTGGATTGCAGAGTTAAACGGCCACACTTTAACGCATACGGTTTAAATGGCAGATCAAACATTTTTCCAGGCCGACGCGGTGACGCCGGCCTGGATCCGTGAACAAATGGAGTTACACGGCAAAAGCTCAAAGGATCTAAGCCAGGATCTAAATATTAATCATTCGGTTATATCGGTTTGGATTAACGGCGGCCGGCCAATGAGCAAAGCACCAAAGGCAATGTTTTATTTTTACTTTGACAACCTTAGAATTAAAAAAGAAAATGGAATTTAACCCACGTACAGCCCGCGAGCGTAAAGAGTTTATGAAAACGGGTAAGTTTATTTTTCAATTACTGATATTAATTGCTTTGGCGGTAGCTTTTTGGGCTTTTGTAGCCTGTAAGATCATGGAGGGCCTCGGATGGAAACCGTTTTAATCGTATCGTTTGCCGTGGCCTTATTTGCGGCCTATTATTATTCAATTTTTAAATTGGTCCTTTGGATCTCCAAACTTTCAAAAAAATGGAAACGTTAAAAATTATCGGGACCGTGTGCCTGGGTTTTATGTGGTTTTATATCTTTTTCCAGGTTAGGATCGTATTAGCTTTAAAAAACAAAAAAGAGCTTACAGACCTGGAAAAATCATTAAAAATATGCGCAATGGGTAATATTGAGCTTTACCAAAATTTTAAATATACCGTTGATGTGGTGCAAAGCAAAGGTTATGCAAACAAGATGGATATTGCCCAATTTGTAACCCAGGGAGTGCCGATTAACCAGGAATTAATAAAGATATGCGAATCCGATTATATAAGCTGTATGAACGAATACGGCAAAATTTCGGACGATGATTTTATCGAGGCAATTATAAACACAACCGCACCAGGCGGAGGACTCGAGGGATTGGAAAAAATATTCTTAAAATAATTTCTTTTTTATTTCATTATATAGAAACTTTATTTATCTTTGTTTCAACAACAATTTAAAAAAACCGAAATTATGAAAACCATTGCAGCAACAAACAAACAAAAAGAGCGTGTATTAATTAGTTTTACAGGCGAAAGAACAATCAAAGGTTTAACCCGAGATATGGACCGTTCAAGATTTAGCGGTAATTGTGGCCAATATCAATTTAACGGCATTAACGTTTTAATGGTTATCAGAATAGGTATCAACAAAAGAACCTCGGGCGGATATACACTAGCCGGATTTACGTTAGAGGGTAGCGACGAAGTTTATAAATCAATACCAAAAATGATAGAGCATTTTAAAAAATAATCAATCGCCCCGCCGTAACAAAGCGGGGTTTTTAGGTAACAACAATTTAAAATCACATGAAAAAGAAAATCGAAAAAAGAATTTTAGAACTCGAGGCCGAAAATTTGGAGCTTACCAACGGCACGTTAATTTTAATTAACAAAACAGTTATTTCAGAACTTAAAAACCTTTTAAGATGCAAGTAAATATAAACCCAAAAATTAGCAAAAAAGTAATTATACCAATTGCGGTTTTATTTTTTGTTCTGCTTATTGGCGTAAGCGTTTCGATGCTATATTTTGCAGCAAACTAAAAATTTTTATATAATGGCTAAACACATAGTTTTAAGCAGTACGGGAAAAGATTCAGAAGCAGCAATGTGGTGGGCTTATCATAATTTACCATATAATGATTGGGAAGTTATTTTTTCGGATTTAGATTGGGATCATTCGGACGTTTACGATCATTTAGAATATTTAGAAAGCAGAACGGGAAAAATATTTAAAAGAATAAAATCAAATTTTTTTGACGATAAAATATCGGAATTTGTACAGCAAAGAATTATAGAAATTTTTGGTAAAGACAATGTTTTTGCCAAAATGATTATGTACAAAGCCCGTTTCCCCTCTACAAAAGCCAGGTTTTGCACCGAGGAGTTAAAGGTTAAGCCCGTTATTGATTATATTTTAGATTTTTGCCATTATGATCTAGTATTGATCCAGGGAGTTAGAGCAGAGGAAAGCGAAGCCCGCAGAAACTTAAAACCTACAGACGATTATTTTAAATTCTACCTGGAGCCTTACGGTTATGATAAAAAGGGAAATCCAAAATTTCACACTTATAGAAAAAAAGAAGTTTTGGCGCATTTGGAAAAATACGACGTTACTGTTTTAAGACCTATTTTAAAGAAAACGCATAATGAGGTTTTTAATATAATATTTGAAAATGACAGCCCAGGGAATAAACTTTATAGGGCAGGAATGAGTCGGGTTGGGTGTTTTCCCTGTATTATGTGTAGACTATCTGAAATAAGAATGATTGCAAAATATCATCCGGAAAAAATAGATCAAATCTATGAATTAGAAATACTTTCAAAAAGTACGTTTTTTTCTGCGGGTTTTATACCAACAAAATTTTGCTCTAAAACTGCAATGGTTAGGATTTACAGAGAAGATTTAATAAAGGTTTTTAAGAATAAAAAAATTAAGACAAACGAAAGCCAAATTCAAATTTTAGGCGGAGGTCAAACGGTTGATCCGGAACAGGGACTTTATAATATTTATTTTAAAAACAGTAAAATAGCAGTCTATTTAGACGAAAACGAAAAAGAATATATTGTTCGCAGGGTTAAGGTACCGACAATTAAGGACGTTGCTAAGTATGTTTTAGACAACCCTAACCAAACGGAATTTTTAAATAATGCACCTGGGTGCGTTTCTGTATATAATATTTGTGAATCTACTAACAACTAAAAATTTTAATTAATCCAATTTTTAACCAATGCCAACCGGTTACAGCGTCTTGTATATGCGCCCCCGGTTGGCTTAACCTTTTATTTAAAAACAATATGGCTAAAGAAAGCAAAACAAAGCCCGTTAAACGAGTTATTTTAACGGACGATCAAATATTAGAGGAACAGAGAAATTTGGGCGCAAAGCTAAAGGCATATCGTTTAGTTAACCTTTTAACAATGGACCAGGTTTGTAATGATCTTAATATTGCAAAATGCCAACTTTCAAAAGACGAAAACGGTTTGAATAATATTAATTATTCCAGGCTTGTAAAGTATTTGAGATACTACGGGGCCGAAATAAAATAAAAAAATGGAGCACGCCGGGGATTTTGAGTGGACCGAAAGCGGTTTAGAACTTTTACGAAAAATAAAGGTAACGATAAACCAAAACGGCGGTTTTGTAAAGTTTTACAAAATTGTTGAGGTAGAATTAAACGGCGGATTTTACAAAAAGGATGTTAACAGAAATAGAGATCTTTTAGTTTTTATCCGCCGGTATAAGATAAGCCGCCCGGATGCGTTGGTATTGCTAAACATGAACAATAGCCAATATAACCGGTATTTACAGGATCATAAAGAATATTTAAAAAGCAAAGAATGAAAATAGTATATATAGCTCACCAGGTCGGACCGGTTAACCCCGTAGATCATGCCGATGCAATGGCGCAAGTTTTTAACAACCTACAGGCGATTAAAATGATCGTTCGGCATATTAACCTAACAATGCCGGGCGTTGTGCCTTGCGCTCCTTATTGGTTGGATTGCCACGCAATGGACGACACCAACCCGGCGGAACGCGCCAGGGGAATCGCAAACAATACCGCTTTGATTAAAAACGGAGTTTTTCACGAATTATGGTTGTACGGTCCGCGTGTATCGGACGGCATAAAAGGCGAAATTAAGGAGTTTGAGGAAATGGGTTTGCCCGTTGTTCCAATGAGCAAAGAAATTATTGAGATCATGCAAAAACCGTTTTTGGATGCCCGAAATTAATATAACATGCGAAGATAACATGCAGTTAATGGCGCGTTATCCGGATAAATATTTTGATTTGGCCATTGTAGATCCCCCTTATGGAATTGATATTGAGCAAAGAGTTTTCAAAGATGGTAAAAAGTGGGATTCGGAAACACCGAAACCCGAATATTTTAAAGAACTTTTTAGGGTTAGTAAAAATCAGATAATTTGGGGCGGAAATTATTTTATTGAAAATCTTTATTCAACCAAATGTTTTTTGATTTGGGATAAAAAAATAACAGAAAAACACACTTTTTCAATGGGAGAGTTTGCCTGGACTTCGTTTAATAGTAATAGTAAAATTTTTTATCAACCGCCGGTTGGCGATAGGGGTTTTTATAAAATAGACGGCAAAAGAATACACCCAACACAAAAAAGCGTTGATCTTTATAAATGGCAACTTTCATTATTTGCCAAACCTGGGTTTAAAATTATTGATACACATTTGGGCGGAGGCGGAATCGCAATTGCTTGCCACGATTACGGATTTGATTTAACTGCTTGCGAGATTGATAAAGACTATTTTAATGATAGTGTTGAGCGGTTAAATCAGCATAAAAAACAACAAATTTTATTTTAACTATGCCTATATCTATAAATTGTGAATTTTGCAATAAAGAATTTAAAGTTAAACCGTCTAGGCACAAAAGAGGTGTAAAATATTGCTCTTATAATTGTTTGTCTGCAGCAAAATATACCGGTAAATTTATTAGATCAGATGGCTATGTAGCTATAAAAGTTAATGGAAAATTTGAATTGGAGCACCGAGTTAAAATGGAATTAAAAATCGGTCGTCCTTTATTGTCTAGTGAGCACGTTCATCACCTAAATAATATAAAGCATGATAATTCAGATGTAAATTTGATTATTGTAGGCATAGGAGAACACATTTCAAAATTTCATGCATGCAAAAAAGATCCAAATAAATGGATTGAGTGCACTTGTTTTAACTGCGGCATAAAATTTCAAAGAAATAAGTTAGAATCGAAAAGTCACCCAAATACTTTTTGCAATAGAGAATGTTATATTACAGGTAAAAAGAAAAGAATAGTTAAATAAAGCCAAACTTTGTTTTAATAAAAAAGTTATACATTTGACTAATTAAAAAAATCAAAAGACAATGAAACATTTTTTATCTTTCTGCGTTGCAATGTGCATTATATTGCTCGCCTCGTTTTTTGTTTCCCCCTCGTATGCCGGCCCGGAAATTAAAAAGCATTCTAATTACAGTTTTGCCAAATCGAATGATTTAGCGCAAACAAACATTTTAAACTTTGAAGTTTTGGCGGTTGCCTTTGGTCCTGGGAACATACCGGAACGAATAACGGTACCCGAACCGAAAAGTAAAGATCTAACCCAGGTAATAAAAAATGATAGATCCAGGGAAAAGGAAAATAGGGAATTGAAACCGAAAGCGCATAAAGATATAAATCCCCCGTCCGATATTTAAAGACATAAAAAAAGCCTCGACAATACGACGGGGCTTTTTTGTGTTTTAAAGAGTTTTAAGCCTCTGAATACCTAAAGTCGGTAAAATGTATTATTGCGTAAGCAGAATCGAATTTGACAGGCTTAAACCAATGCTTAAACTCATTTAAGCTCAACCCGTCGTTTGTTGCTAAAGTTGTGGTTGTGGTATCCGAATCTAAACTTTCTATAAAAACACCCAACATAGCATCAAACTCTAATTTTTCAATCCCTATTTGGCCGCGGAAAAACGTTTTATATTCCTTTTGGCTATCAACATAAGGTTTGCCGTCCCAATACCTCAATGAGATATAGGCCAAACCGTCGTTTACCATATCAATACGTTTTTTCCAAAGCTCATAGTTTTGTCTAATAGTGTGCTTTTTAAATCCGTTTGAAATTTGATCTAAAAAATGTGTTGGTAAACCCGCCTTTGGATGGGTTGACGGAAAATTTCGGCTAACTATAAGAACGAAACATTTTAACGGCTTTATTTTTTTTCTCTTTACCATTTATTAAAAATTTTTAAGTGTTTTTTATATTGTTCTTTGGTTACTTTCTCAAATTTTTTCCAGGCCATAAACTTAAAACCCGGATCATTCATTAAAAGCCTCTGATATTGATATTCATTTACGCCCAGGACGGCAACAAATATTTTTTTTTGTTTCCTGGGCAAGCGGTTGTTATTTTTCATTCAATCGACGCTTTAAAAGTTCAATTTCGCTTTTCATGCGCAAACATTCCTTTGCCTTTTTTTCGTAAAGGCTTTTGTATTGGCCGCGGGAGTGGTTGGCTTTTGTTAAATCTTTGTTGAGTTTTTTAACCTGGAATTTAAGCCCCTTTATTTGGCTCAACTTTGCGTTTTGATAAAGGAATACCGAATCCGCCTCGAGTGCGGCAACGGCAATTTTAATGTTTGCCAAATTCTGTTTTGCATCCATAATATTAGTTTTTTAAAAGCTCGTTTATTTCCTGGGCCAATGGATCCGGGAGCTCTGAAAAATTGATAACATAGGTTGAAATTTCCCTAAACCGTGGCAGATCCATATCGCCGAAAGTTTCCAGGTTGTTAATTTCAACCGTGGCCACAAAAAACTCGTCTGATAGCAGAATCAGAAAAAATGCTTTGAATGCTTTAAATAGTTTCATAATCGGGGTTTTAAATTGTTGTTACACAATATTAAACAATAAATTGTATAATTCAACAAAAGATTTAAAAAATAATTTCAAATTGAATGTTTATTTGTTTTGTATATTATTGATATTCAGTTGATTAATGCTTTTAAATTATTTTTTAAAGCATATATAAAAGCATTAAATTTGTAATACAAGTAAATAAACAAATTACACTTAATTTTTTATGAAAGAAAAAATTTTATTAGCCCTAAAAACCAAATTTGCAAACTTGGGGTTTACGGATAAGGCATTTGACGGGGTTGCTACATTTTTAGCGGCAACGGTTAAAGAAGATTCAGAGGTAGAAACCGCGGTGAGCGGGGTTGAGCCGATGTTAAAAGTTTTTCAAGGCGAAACCGATTCGCGTGTTAATAGCGCAATTGCCAAAACCAAAGAGGAACTAACAAAAAAAGAGGAACCGGGAACGCCGGGGCCAAATGATCCGCCTAAAGACGAAACGGCAACCGAAAAAATGTTGAGAGAAATGGCAGAGGGCTTAAAGGCCGTTACCCAGGAGCTTAACACATTAAAAAGCGGGGGCGTTTTGACCAATAGGAAAACCGCGATTGAGGCAGCTTTAGAAAAAGCGCCGGCAAATTTCAAACTTAATACCTTAAAAGATTTTGAGCGTTACACGTTCAAGGACGACGCAGATTTTGAGGCATGGAAAAACGATGTTATTACAACCCGTTTACCGGATGCCATAAAAATTGAGGGCGAATCATCTGTTAAGGGAATTACTGCAGCTCCTATTTCGGGCGTACCCGCTACGAACGGAAAAACAAGCACTTTTGCAGAAAGTATGAAAGCCGTTGTTGATTCTAGATTGGAAGCTAAAGCGGCGGCAGCGCCGGGAGCGGCTAAATAACTAATTAATTTATCTTTAAACTAAGATTATGCACTACGACGTTACCCCAAAGGACACCCCGCAAAAGGAGCTTTGGCAGGAAAAAACCGTGCACCGCTTATCGGGAGGTTTTAATATTGTTGGGTTTGCAAGTTTTGCAAGCCTGGGACGTTTGCCTAAAGGCATCGCCCTAAATATTAATTTTGCAACCCGTAACGCAACGCCAATTAAAGGAGCCGTTTTACAGGCTAATTTGGGCGCTAGTGATACCACGGCAAAAATTTTAAAGAATGGTTTATTTGCAGTTGGCGATTTTATCGGTAACGCAGCAAATGCCGTTCAAATTACAGCAATTAACACAAGCAATGCAGCTTATGACGAATTGACCTTATCGGCGGCAATTGGCGCAGTTACGGCGGGCGGCGTTCTGCATTCGGCTACAGCTTTGGGCGCTGCAAAGATCTTACCGGCAACCGGTTTGAATTATGCAGATGTTAAATGGCAACCGGGCGCTTTTCATTGCTCTTGTATCATCCAGGCGTATGAAGTAACAAACGCTTATTTACCTTATCCGTTAACCACTACGCAAAAAACCGAGCTAACAAGCCGCTTTTTTATCGTATAAGCTCATATTAAAAAATGGAAAGTATTTTAGAACAAATAACGGATCAAGATAATTTTGATGCGTTTATCCAGGAAAATATGAGGTTATCAACTTATGTTCCTCTTTGGAAACAAGAAGTTGAGGACGTTGAGTATTCAGCAACCAAACATTTTTCAACCTATACCGCGAGCTATACCGCTGCAATGGTTGCATCTATGATCGAGAAAAACGCCGATAAGCCGTTGACTCCAATGGATGCTTTGGGTAAAATTACGGGCTCAATTGCAAGAATGGGGGATAGATTCCAGCTTGATAATGACCGTTTGGAAACCCTATTGCAAATGGAAGATAGATTCCGCCGCCGTGAAACTAATTTTACGGAAAACCAACATAAAAGCGAATACTCAAAAATTGTGGCATTCCTTTTTAATCCATACGAAAAAGCAGCAATTGCGCCGCACAAACGTTTGGATATGTTATATTATGAGGGTTTGAGCAACGGAACGTTTACCGTTAACCTAGCGAACAACCCACAGGGTATTCAATTGCCGACGGCCATTGATTTGGGCATCCAAAAATATGGCGCTACGGGCGCGGTTTGGAACGTAGGCAATGCCGCAACAATGAAACCTATCGAGGACATTAATGCAGCGGTTAGAGCTATGAAAGCAAAGGGCAGAATCGTAACCCGTTTACGTATGAGCCAAAACACTTTCAACACTTTAACAGCGTCGAATCAGTTCAATACAGGTGTAAAATTAACTTTGGGATCTATCGAGGTTAACCCGGTAGGTTTATTGAGCGTTGATTTGGCAAACCGTTATTTGGTTGGCCTGGGTTTACCCCCAATTTCAATAGAGGAGCATTATGTTGCGGGCCGTGATGGTGCCGTTTTCAACATGTTCAAAGATGATAGAATTGTGATGCAATGCGCCCCGCAGGTTGCCAAAATGGTAATTTCGGATCCGTTGGAATTACGTTTACCATTGCCGAACCGTGTTTATTCAAGTGTTGAGGATAATTTAATTTCTCAATACATTACCGAAAACGGGCGTTTTTGTGAGTACGAAATGTGGGGTTTACCTGTATTTTCGGGCGCTGAAAACTTCGCAATTATCCAAACCGATACTTTACAATCGGCTTTATAATTAAATTCTAAAAAATGGCAACAATAGGGGATTACGTTACGGAGCGCATTAGCTTGTTAAGATTACCAATTAATACTATTGGCGTTGAAACCCTGTTTTTAAAAGCAGGATTACCGGCGAACCAAACTATGACTTTGGAAAATATCGAAACTTTGGATATTGCACTTTTAAACGTAATTCCCGAATTGCTATTGATACCGGATAAAAAGCAGGGAGACTCCGCCATTACCTGGGATAAGGACGCGATTATCAATTATTACAATATCAGAACCGCCGAATTGGGTTTGCCTAATTTATTAGACGAATCAGATAACAGCATCCACGATTTAAGTAACATTTGGTAATATGGCCTTTGGTGATGACAACTTCTTTTTTCCGCACGTTCTTTGCTATAAGGACCAAAACGGCGAGTTTTTGGATTGGGTAGAATGTAGGGACCAACCCAACAGCGGTAAATTAACGGTTAACACCGAACGCGAATTGATCGTTTATAAATCCCTTATTTTCGTTCCGAGCAAATACAAAGATCTTTTTGAGCATTCAAGTGTTTTTTTTATTCCAGGCGCCGAAATACAGGTGAGGGAAAAAAACGGATTTGTAAGGCGACAGGGCTTTGTTATTCAGATCAGCAAAGATGAGGGGCTAAACGAGGAAAATCGTATTTGGATATGATGAAACCAAAATTTACCAGGGCAAAGATCCAGGCTTATACACAGACGATAACAAAAAGGATTGAGCGGGTTTTTATCCGCGAGCTTTTAAAGTTGGGTACCGAGTGCGTAAATATTGCGCGTTCACTATCGGTTGAAGATGGCAGTTATACGGATCAGACCGGTAATTTGAGATCCTCTATTGGTTTTGAATTATACGTAAACGGATCATTGTATATTGATGATTTTGCACAAAATCCGGGATCCGGAAGCACGGACGGCAGCGAGGGAATGGCAAAGGGTAAGGCGTTGGCTACAGAAATCGGAGGTTTGGGAAATTTTAGTTTGGTTATAGTTGCGGGCATGGAATACGCGGAAGAGGTAGAGGCCAGGAACAAGGACGTTATTAGTTCCGCTTATCTGTATGCAGAAAAGGAATTGCCCAAAATCAAAACCAGGATTTTAAGACAAATGAAAGCAGCGGGGATTTAAGATGTTTACACCGGATCAGTTAGAGAATTTAGTAATTTACCGTTTACAGTTGTCAAACGATTTGGCTTTGTTGTTGGATAACAAAGGAGCCATAACAAGAAAGGACAGCCGAGCAGCGGGAACAACTCGAGATATTACGGTATCTACATTGACATTGACGGACGGGGACGTACAGTTGGCAATTTTGAATGTTACCATTTGGGTTAAGGATATAGAACAAAAGGATGGAAACATGATAAGGCATGTAATAAACCGCCCAATTATAGATCAGTTTGTTAGGGGCGTAGTTAATGCGCTAAACGGGCAAAAGGGCTATTTTTGGGAAAAGGGTAATTTATATGTTGAAAACATGGGGACGGCTTTTAACAATCCGGAAACCCGGGAACATTTCCAAAATGTAAGGGTAAGGGTAAGGGCACACAATTAACAGAATATTTAAAAAATTAAATTTTATATCATGGGCAGTTTAGTAACCATTGGATTAAAAAAAATCGAGATTGCGCCGTTAGCAAGCGACGGCGGGCCAGGTACGGTTTTTACCGCATTCGGCAATATCTCAACCGATTCGTTTTCTTTTGCAGAGGCGGAGCCAAACGTAAAGCAGGTAGATATCGAGGAATCGAGCGCACCGCTTAAAATCTTTAAAACAAAAGGTAATTTGGTAATTAACGCAAACATTGCCGATGCTGATGCTGATATGTACGCAACTGTTAGAGGTGGCACGGTTACAAGCGCAACAGGTAAAAAAACCTATAAAGAGGGATCGACAGTTGCAAACGTTGAACGTACGGTAAGAATTACGCCGGAAGAGGGTTTAGTCTTTACAATCAACCGTTGCGACATTAGCGGCCTTTTAAACGGCGGTTTGGGTAAAAACCAGGAGTTATTTTTAGCTTTGACTTTGACGGCCTTACAGCCTAAAAAAGCGGGGGTTGATATTTTCGAGGCAGAGGAAACAGTTCCGGTTTAAAAACCAAAATCGAATTTGAAAATTATCTATATTTAAGGCGGGGAAATTTCCCCGCTTTTTTTATTTAAAATAACTAACAATGACCGAAGAAAAAGAGAATTTGGCCGACCTTTTGGAAGAGCAGAAATTCGTAAAACAGATTTTGGAAAATGGTATAACAATAGATATTATTTCCAGGAGTCCCCGTGCATGGTTTTTGAGCCGGCGCGATCCGATGGGCAGGAAAGTCAGAAAAATAAAAATAACGGCGCCGATGCTCAACACGATGGACCACGCCGCGGAATCAAAGCTGCAGATAAAAATAAATTTGGCTAATTTGGAAGAAAACCCGGTAAGGGTAAAAAATCAGATCATAAAAGACAATGCTTTTTTGATGTGTAAGGTTATCGCAATATATTATTTGAACCGTGGTTGGAAAATTAAAATGTTTGCCAATATTTTGGGCAGATATATAGCCGACAGGATCGACGGCGGAATGATGAGCGACGCTTACCAGGGTTTGGAAGTATTGGAGGACGCCGGAACTTTTATAAGCTCTACCGTGTCAGCCTCGGGAACACCGAGAACGACAAAGCCGAAAGCGG